ACCTGAGGTTTGATGGGGCATTCCTTATTGACTATTTGCTTAAGGACGGCTTTGAACACATTACTGAGCGCACACTATATCGCAACAAAACTTTCAAGTCACTCATTTCCGATATGGGCAAATTTTATTCAATTACAGTACGGTTCGAAAACGGTCTCAGTGTGGAGTTTCGGGATTCGCTTAAGAAACTTCCAATGGGAGTTAGGCGAATTGCAAAAGCTTTCAAGCTGCCAATGTCCAAAGGCGAGCTTGACTATGAGACGTATCGAGAGCCGGGACACGAACTTACGGAAGAGGAACTAGACTACCTTAAACGAGATGTGTCAATCATTGGTCAGGCCATGAAGGAAGTTATTGCTAACGGCATGACCAAACTAACAGTTGCAAGTGACGCTCTTAGTGAGTATAAGAGATTGAATGGGGCAAAATATTTTGATCTTCTTTTTCCTACTCTCCATCACGATATTGACGCTGATATACGTCGCGCTTACCGTGGCGGATTTACTTATGCTGATCCGCGCTTTTCTGGTCGCATTGTTGATAGCGGTTTGGTTCTCGACGTTAACTCACTTTATCCGTATGTGATGAAAGCGTTCCCCATTCCCTACGATCTACCTAAGCCGTTTAAAGGCAAGCCTGAACTTACTGAGGAATACCCGCTAGCAATATTCAGTGTCACATTCATTGCCAAGCTAAAGAAAGATCACATCCCCTGCATTCAGATCAAGGGAACAAACATGTTTATTGGCACCGAGTATTTGCGCGTAATTGATGAGCCAACGACATTGAGTGTTACCAATGTTGACTGGGATCTATACACAGATTTTTATGATGTAGAAATTTTGTCTTACGATGGTGGCTGGCTTTTCAAATCTGAAACAGGGTTGTTCGATTCATACATTGATAAATGGTCTGCGGTTAAAGAAAAGGAAAGTGGTGGAAAACGTGAAATCGCGAAGCTACATCTCAATTCATTGTATGGTAAATTTGCCAGTAACCCCAACGTCACATCCAAGATCCCTATTCTTGAAGATGGAAAAGTTAGACTCGTCCGTGGCGAGGCCGAGACTAGGCCACCTGTATATACGGCCGCAGGGGTTTTCATCACGGCATATGCGCGGGATATTACGATCAGAGCGGCGCAAAGTAACTATAACGTATTTGCGTACGCTGATACCGACAGTCTACATCTACTTAGAGATACCGTACCCGAGTCGATTGAAGTTCACCCGACAAAGCTAGGTGCATGGAAGCTTGAATATAATTTTGTTAATGCGTTTTATATTCGCGCAAAGGCGTATCTTGAAAAGAAGTCGCACGACAATGAGCATAAAGAAGATTGCAAGCGCGACGATTCCAACACAGTAACTTGCACACTGCAACATAACTACGAAAACCGAATTGCCGGACTACCAATTGAGTCGTCTGGATCGCTAACCTTTTCAGATCTTGTTGAGGGAAAGAATATTCCGGGCAAGCTAGCTCCAAAGACAGTCGCCGGGGGAATTGTCCTAAGAGATGTGTCATTTGAGTTGAAACTCCACTAGACACCTGCTAAGCTGTATCTATACAGAGGGGCCAGCAACGATAGCTCGGTCTTAAACGAATCCCTAGGAATGGAACGCCTCTCCCATAAACGCTCAATAATCGGGCTATCAAACAAAGGAAATGAAATGACTGCTGCAATCGTTGGAGATTTTGGAACGTTCGAGGCTCCCGTTAAGGTTAACCCTTACAATGAGACTCTTGAGGCATTTGCTAAGGCTTCTGATGCAAACCCTAACGCATCGTGGACTGTTGAGCTCGATGCGGGCAAGGAGACGACTGAGCGCAACCTGATTGCTGAGGCCGCTAACCGCATTGGTAAGACTGCCCGTCTTCGTTCGCGTGATGATAGCAAGCGTAGTGTCATTGGTCAGCGCGAGAAGTCTGGAAACGCTGTGTACGGTGGTACCACTTCTCTGACGTTCACTCTTTCGCCTCAGCACGCACAGCGTCGTGGTAAGGATGCTGAGGGCAATGATATTGTTGAGTCGGCTCCTGAAGAGTCTGCTAAGGCTCCTAAGGACAAGTAACTCAACAATACTGTGGCTACCGGAATGAGTAGGACAGGCTACACGATAATGCACACGTTGAGTCGTGATCGTGCTAGAATGGGCCTTGCAACCTGCTGAGTCTGCTCACCGGATGCCCGATTAGAGGGGAGGGAACTTAGGTTCCCTCCCCTCGCTTATTTTCTAAACAATAAAAGGAAAGAAACAATGGGCAAGGTAAGCGACTACATTAGTAGCTTGGAAAACAAAACAGACATTGACCCTATTGTGATTGCAAGCACTTTGCTTGAATTGCATAACGAAGAAATGGGTATTGCGGAAGGCAAGATTGCCAAGATGGAAACAGATATTCAGAGCTTTACTTCGACTGATGCCGAAAAGGATCAGAAGATTACTGAATTGAAAGCCAAGAATTGGGATCTTGTTAACCGCATCCCCGCAGACAACACTAACGATCGAAAGCCTAAGTCTGATGACCAGGAAAAAGATGCTAGTGAAATTACATTCGACGATTTCTTTGAGAAAGAGGAATAACCTAACATGGTAAAGAACATTCGGCCACTTAAGGCCAAATTGGATTCGGCCGCATGGCTGAATGCTATTCGCAATCAGCAGGGCTCTGATTACCAGAACCGTATCCCTGAGGCTACTCAGGCCAATCTTCGTGAGACTGTTGAAGGTCTTTGGAATTGGACTGCTGGACGTAATCAGGTTCAGGATGCTTTGGTTGAGCAGCTTGCAATGGTTGTGTATCGTAACACCCTTTGGAGTAACCCTCTTACCGAGTTTAAGATGGGAACCCTTGAAGAGGGTGAGACCATTGAAGAGGTGATGGTCGGCCTTATTGAAGCTATCGATTACGACAATGATCGTGATGAGCTCGAAAAGGAAATCTTTGGTGATGCACCTCTTGAGGTCCAGTCTCGGTTCCACAAGCGTAACCGTAAGGATCGCTACAAGTTCACGCTGAATATTCCGGGACTTCGTACCGCACTTATTGGCAACCAGCTTGGATCTTTCGTTAACGGAGTTATGACTGCTCCGCAGACGTCTGACCAGTGGGACGAGTACCTGCTTATGATGCGAGTCATTGCAGAAATGGACATTGCCAGCGATCAGGGATTCTTCACTGTAAACGTTCCTGACGTTTCTGAACAGGGCTCCGATTCTGCGGATTCTCGTTTCCTTCTCCGTCGTCTGCGGGAATTCCGCAACACTCTCCCGTTCATTTCGCGCACGTACAACCTTGCTGGAATGCCTGTTGCGGCAACTCCTGATGAGCTTGTGCTCCTCACCACTGCTAAGGCAGATGCTGCAATGGATGTTGAGGCACTTGCTGCGGCATTCAATATTGAGAAGGCTCAGGTCAACTCGAAGAAGATTGTTCTTCCTGCTGAGCACTTTGGTATTGATGGTGTTCAGGCCGTTCTTACTACGAATAAGTTCTTCGTTGTTGCGGACAACCTGATTACCACCACTTCGCAGTTTAACCCTGCCAAGCTTACTACGAACTACTGGCTGCACCACTGGCAGACGATTAGCGCATCCCCGTTTGCGCCAGTCATCATGTTCAACTCGCTGCGTGAGTCTACGGTTATTAGTGAGACTCTTACGCCGACTACTGACATTGGAGCGTTTACGTTCACTGATGCGGCTGGCACGGTTGAGGCTACGGCGCTTAAGCGTGGCACGCTTTACGACGTTCTGGTTGAGGGAGTGACTACGCCTGTTGGTGGAGTTTCTGCTCTTGATCTTGATATTGAGGGTAAGACTTCTCCGTTCACGTACATTACGAACAACGGTGATATCTACATTGGCCCGGATGAGGCATCTGAGCTTATTACGATTATTGCTACTGCACCTAATGGCTACACTGAGTCTACGACTCGTGGAGTTAAGGGTCCGCAGATCATCCCGATTGGTGGGGCTCTCACCATTCAGGAAGATGTTGACAATGATGGTCTTGAGGAAGTTATTCCTGAGGCGCCCACGTTTGCATCCAACACCATTACGATTCCTAATGTCGCTGGTGTTCAGTACAAGGATGGTGCAACCAACCTTGTGAATGGTGCTCAGCTTGTTATCACTGCTGATAAGACCATTACTGCCGCAGCTCGCGCTGGCAAGGAACTTAAGGCTGGTGCCCCGGCATCCTGGCCCTTCGTTTACGTAGCATAACAATTCAATAGTAACTGTGGGGACCGTGCCGAATAGGGCGGTCCCCACAGTTTCATATCTAGTCTAAGGATAGATTTAATGGGTACAGGTATTAGAGGCGGTCCGAATGTTTATCCGGCTGGCCTAGATTTTGATTATAGTGTGTGGACTCCCGGCACTCACGTTGATTTGGTTAACGTGAACTGGGATAACAACTATCGTGACACCGTAAAGTTTGCTAATAAGGCCGCACTTAACGCATACATTGATAGCAAGGTTAGCGCTGGCATCACTGTAACTAACATGACATACGCTAAGCCAGGTGAAGATATCTACCTTGGCATTCCGTATAACCGTGTTAACCGCTATAACTATCTCCGAGCTTCAAATCCCCTGATGCCTATTGAAGGCGATATTCAGAAGGATTTCTACTACTTTATTCTTGAGTGTGAGTTTATTAACCCCACCACTACTCGAATTCGTGTTCAGCTTGATGTGTGGCAGACATATGTTTATGATGCAACGTTTGGCAACTGCTATGTTGAGCGTGGACATATTGCTGTAGCCAACTCTAACAAGTTTAACAACTATGGCCGCGACTACCTCACGGTTCCTGAAGGTCTTGACATTGGCGGCGAATACAGGAACATTGCACGCCGTAGCAATGTTCTAATCAACAACAACATTGTATCGTCTGGTGACGCTATTGATGGTGACATTATTGTTGTTAGCACCATTGACATTGAAGCATCTGGCGGCACAGCATCAGCACCAGTTATAATTACTGCAAGTGGCTCACAAGTTAACGGCATGCCTAGTGGCGCAGATTTCTATGTATTCACATCTCAGGCATCTTTCGCATCGTTCATGGGCTCTTTGGCTGATAAGCCGTGGATAAGTCAAGGCATTATTTCAGTAACGTACATGCCTAGCGTTAGTAGATATTCTCTCCCGAGTGGCGCACCTGTTAACGGTGAAAAGGTTATTCAGCTAGTAACCGTTCCGCGTCATCAGTCGATGTTTACTAACTGGCGAGCTAGCTCTGAAATCAACGACAAGATTAGTTCGAGATATCAGCATGTTAAGGATAAGCTTTTCACATACCCTTACATGGTGATTGAGATGACGGCATGGTCTGGAAACCCGATTGTTCTTAAGCCTGAATCGTGGAATAATCCTGATGCGGTCATCCAAGAACGCGCATCTTACATGCCGCCTAACCAGCGAATTTCTGTGCACCCTAGAGCCTATAATGCTGATGCAAATGCCGATCACGACAATCTTTGGGATTTGACTGATTCTCAGGTAAACGGTCTTCCTGCGGGCTGGCAACCACTCATTCGCGATGTTGGCGACGACACTGGCGACTATTTGGATATTGCACTTTCCATTAGCAATTTCCCGGCATTGCCAGTTGTGAACAATATGGCGATTGGTTATCTGGCAGCTAATGCAAATCAGCTGGCATATCAGTTCGGGTCAGCTGATTGGACTCAGCAACGCGCACTTGGTATGGCGCAAGGCTCCTACGATGTTGCTAGCGGTGCAATGCACACAGCAATGAATCAGTCGGGCATTGGTGTTAATGCTGACATTGCACAGACTGCTAATCAGAACCGCACTCTTGCCGCTCAGGCGGCAGTGCAAGCGGCTAATTCCGCGGTTGGCGGTGTTGGCACCGCTCTTACCCCTGCGGGTGCTGGTGGCGCGGCGATTACCGGCCTTTCTAATGCGGCGGCTGGCGGCATTAGTGCTGGCATCCAGACTCAGGCTAATGATGAGTCATTGGGAATTCGCAACACTCAAGCCGCACAGAGCGCTATTAATGATAACCTTCAGCAGGGGCTGGTTCGCGACACTAATAAGGGTCTTGCTGATTGGGCCGCTAAGGGTGATTACGGCAATCAAATTGCTGGAATTAATGCGAAGATTCAGGATGCAAGAATGATCCAGCCGTCCACTAGTGGACAGTTTGGTGGAGAGTCGCACAACATTGGGACTAATAAGCTAGAAGTTTCTTTCCGTTGGAAGATGATTGATAGCGCTAGTATTCGTGTTATTGGCGAGATTTGGCTTCGTTACGGTTATGCTGTGCGAGCTTTCGTCATGATGCCGCCTAGTCTTATGGTGATGAGTAAGTTCACTTACTGGAAGGTTACTGAAACTTATTTGTCTGGCGCGAACATTCCAGAAGGTCATAAGCAGGTGCTACGTGGTACAATGGAAAAGGGAGTAACCGTTTGGGCCAATCCTGATGAAATCGGACAAATTGATATTGCGGATAATGTGCCGCTAGCGGGGGTCTCTTACTAATGAGTGCAACTAAGCGCGGAAGCGGCCTAGACTACTTTATCGATTCTCCGCTTTACGGTGGCGGAAACGGTTTTAACCGCAACCCTGGCGCACAGCGTGAACGTATGATTCAGAGCATGCTTGAGCGTAATCTTGCCGAGCTTGCCATTAACCGATTCAAGTATGAAAATCTGCCCGACTCGGTCGATGCACGTTTTCTTGAAATATGCCTTTTGTTTAACGGGCTGATTGTATGGTACTGGGATGAGGATTACGATAAGCTTTTGGCTGTTCGTGGTTCGGGTGTAGGGGCTATTAACTTCTATGACAATCCCATTTCATTCAACACTATTGGTCCCGGTAATCAGATCATTGCAGGAAACATTAGTGGCGCTACTTATAAGCCAAAGATTATAAGCGCTTATATTCCGGCCGCTGACGCTGAAATTAATGAGGAAAAGCGTAAGCGTAAGGCTGTTGGAATGTATCCTAATGCTTTGCGCGTGCCTGACATTGACATTATTATGATCTACTCAACGCGTCTAGGCACTATTGATCGCACGCTCGAAATCAATACTAAGAACGCGCGGCGCAATAAGGTTCTTACGTCTAACTTCAACAGTCAGCTTTCTATTGCCAACGTGTCACGCCAGCAAGATGAAGGTGTCGAAGTAATTCAAGTTAAAGATGGGTTCCGCGCTGAGGAAGTTATTAATACGCTTGATCTTGGGATTCTTCCCGAGTCTTATGACAAGCTCAGCATTCTTAGGGCTCGCTGGTGGAATGAGGCGATGGGGCTACTTGGCATCGACAATGCTAATCAGGACAAGAAAGAACGTCTTGTTGCTGCAGAAGTTGGCGCTAATGATGCACAAACTGACTCCATGCGATTTGTTGCACTTAATGCGCGACGCCAGGCACTCGAATACATTAACGATATTTGGGGAACTAACATTACAGTTGAATATAATGTTGAGGTTGAAGCTCAGGCAGATGCTGCTCGCGCAATGGCAGGAATCGCAAAGGCAGACGAGGGCAAAGAAACCAATAAGGAAGTGAAATGACTACTTTCACTAAGACTCTTGAGGAAGTTCTTGAGTCCGTTTATGGCGAAACGATGGATGAAGATGACTACGAAATCGAATTCGACGAAGTCATCTTTAATGATATTGAGTATGGGCGTCTTCCTGTTCTATCTGATGCCAAGCCTATTGGTTTGGGTGACTACCCGATCTTTGATGAAGACTATCGTTCGGTAATAAATGGTAAGATTATCGAAGAGTATTATCATCAAGAAATTGGCCAGGAAACGGAAGAACTATTCATTTGGCGACTTCGCGTTAAAATGAATCAGATCATGCCATACTACAATCAGCTTTATAAATCTACACTCAGTGAGTATGATGCTCTTGATAGCATGCGTATTCAGAGTGTCGGCGCACAACACCAGGAAGGTGCAGAAAACGTAAATGCAGAAACTGTAACTGACACTGAAAACAAGTCGGGGTCACGAGTTATCGGCTCTGATTTTCCTCAGATGATGCTAGCCGCTAATGCGGACTATGCAACTAATGGTAGCGATGTTAATAGTGCTACTGAAATTGATTCTACAACTGAACAGTCCAGCGAGTCCAATAGTAACACAGATTCTACCAACAACAATCTTGTTACAGGTTATCAGGGCGCGGCTTCTGATCTTATCACCAAGTTTCGCAACTCGTTGATTAACATTGACACTGCGGTTATCGCTGAACTTAGCGACAACTTCATGCAAGTTTTCAACAATGGTGATGAGTATTTTGCACGCGGCTATTAGGAGAATATAATGCCCACTCCCGTTCTTCCCGATTATGTCGCACCGTTTAAGCCGGTGCCTAATGTAACTCCGTTCACTATTCGTGACGGTATTACAATGCTTAAGAAGCTTGACTACATTAATAAGTATGTTTCACGAATTCTCATCCCATGGATTAATGAGAACTTCGCTGATCTTGCAGGTGCTGTTGAGACTCAGGTAAATTTCCTGATCACTCAGGTTAATGCTGCACTTGCTGAGCAGACTGAAGACGTTGATCAGAAGATTGACGATCTTGAAACGTATGTTAATGAGCAAGTTCAAATCATTATTACTAGCGGCATTGCTGTTTCGGACCCCGTAATTCTTGGGGTTATTGATGATGATGCGACGGACTCTAACCAGTGGCTTAATGATAACTTCATTGGAAACACTGCGGGAGTATACAATCTGCGGTCTTTTGGTGACGTGGCAGGGGCATTCACTGCAACGCTTAATGCTGCAATTGTTGCCGTCCCGGCAGGGTCAACCATCATCATTCCGCCTGGGACATACACCAATACAGGCAACATTGTAAACGCGGGTAAGAGCATTCATATTGTTGCCACTGGTGCACGCATTTTGCAGGGGTCTAACCACACCTTTGCACTGTTCACTGGTGCATGGGATGCCATGATTGCAATTTATGCAATCACTACGGCTGATATTGTTAACGATGCTGGCAATACCCGAGTAATGAGTCAGCTTAATCTTACTGACACCGTCACGTGGAAGCGTGGCGATGTTGTTAAGGTCTTTGCAAACGATTACATTCCTGATGCCAGAACACCTATTGCTGATGTGGGCGCACGGCAAGGAGAATTCGCAACGGTCTACTCAGTATCGGGAACCACTGTCACGCTGACTGGACTCCTGCGAGAGTCCTACACGCTCAACCCCCGAGTTCAGCGTCTACAGCCCATCACTGTTGAGTGGGAGGGTGGGACGTATTACGGTTCTGATGAGTCTTTTAGTGCTCACTGGGTTCTCCCCGTAATGCGATTCTCAAACTTGCTTAAGCCGGTAGTTAGGAACTTCCGCATTGAGCGTTCTTCGTCACTGGGGCTTGATTTCCGCTCCTGCCTCTCCCCACTAATTGATAACTACATTATCGATTACCTGGCTAACGATACTGGCGATAGTCTCCAGCTTGGTTACGGGGTTCTTGATATTGCATGTGAGGGTCTGACATGGACTAACAGTGTTATCAGGAATGTTCGTCACGCGTTCACTGATGACAATAACCGTATTGCGGCAGACTTTGGTGAAGCTACAAACTATGGGCGCTCATACAACGCGCGATGCATTAACGTTCAGGTGTTTGGATCTTCTTCCATCGGGTTCTCTCCGCATCATGGTGGTTCGGGACACAAGTTCATTAGTTGCACTGTTCGCCAGTCTGCCTCTAACGGGTTCGGACTTCGCGGAATCAACCATGAGGTTATTGACTGCACTGCAGAAGATTGCAATGTGTCATTCTCACTGTTTATTGAGGGTGGCGGGAAGACTTATGGATGCCGTGTTATTAACGGTCGATCCATTAATCCGCTATTCGCACACGTATCCAACACCAACTCGCTAGACATTGGGCTAAATCCTGAGAACGTTTACAATGTTGAAGTTGTTGGAGGACTGTTTGAGGGCGGTTCTCTGATGAGTCTTGTTAGTGGTGGCCACACTCGAATTAGTGGTGTTCCTCGTTGGGTTGCTCCGGCCACACTGCCAAATGAGTCTGCACCGCTTGTCAACAATGGTGGCATTATGGAGATTGCCGACGATATTGAGCTGGATTATCGGAAGAATACTGCTGGCGAGGATCTGCATATTGCCATTCAGCAAGGTGTTCTCCCTCGCGCGTTCCGAGCTAACCGTATTACGGTGCGTAATGCGACACTTGCTACGCGAATGACTGATCCGCTTGATTACGGTTCTGGCGGTTCCGGAAATTCTATGTGGACTCTTCCTGATGTTGTGTTCGATGTTGCACCAATTAATTATTGGATCGCTCAGGGTAATGACCCGCTTTCCATGGTTGCATGGCGAACGTTTGATAAGGCATTTAGCTCTGCATCGTATGATCGTTCAGATTCAAGCATTGCATCAGCACCGGCGCCGTTTATTGACAATACTCCACTGCCAGTACTGCTACTTAATTGCAGCATCACTACTGCAACGTCTCGAATTTTGGGGCTACTTCCTAATGGCGCGTTTAAGGGTCAACTGCTTGTTGTCACATACACCAACACCTTTGGTGTGGCGACGCTCACCATTGATAATGATGATGTTGTTAGTAATGTGACAACTGGTACCGGGGCAGACATTGTCCTAACTCCGGGGCAGTCAATTACTTTGGTCTGGGACGGCACAACCTGGCGGCCAATTAGCGCATAAACACTGTGAGGGTGCTAGGATTACCTAGCACCCTCACTTTCAAAATCGGAGCATTCAAATGGCAAGAGTCACACACCTTGAATTGATTGGTAACCAATTCAAGCTTTACTATGATGATACCCGAACTGCTGTTGCGTACCCTACTCAAGGCAGCATTTGGCTTGCTGGACCTGTTAGTGGTGACGGCCCTCCCGACCCTGTTGACGGGGATTACGCATTCCCTTATGGCACTCGCTGGATTTCAGACAACTTTGGTTTGCGTCCTGATGTTGGTCGCTGGCATGAGGGAACAGACTTTTCTGGTGGCCCTGCCAGCTATGGAAACGCTATTCCGGCAATCGCACCTGGCACTATTGAGTTGAATGAGTATTACGGTGCGTTTGGCAATGCCGTAATCATCAATCACGGTGTTGTGTCGGGCGGATCTTATGACGGTTACACAATGAAAACATTGTCGGCACACATGGTGACTACTGGCCCGCTTGGTGTTGGCACCGTTGTTGCTTTGGGCACCACTATTGGTGCTGTGAACAATACGGGCAGCTCTTTTGGGTCACACCTTCACCTAGAGACTCATCTCATTCCGCCTGGCGGATCAATGACTAACGACTACCTTAACCCTAATCCCGCGCCGCCTTCTAACCGTACAGCTATTGACATTATTGCTTTTATGGCTGAGTACAATGCTGAGGGTGCAACGGTGTACCCATGAGCACAGCAATGATTACAAAGTACTACAATTTCGATAAGCTTTTCTCATACAACGCAACCTTTAACGCTGTATGTGGTGGTCGCGGAATGGGTAAAACTTTTGGCAGCAAAAAGAAGGCTATTAACTCAGCACTGCGAGGCATTGTAATTAAAGATGTCCCAACAGAAGTTAATGCGCAAGGTCGTAATAAAACTAAGATTATCCAAGTTCCCACTGTTAAGTCGACACCTGAACAGTTCATTTATTTGCGTCGATACAAAGAAGAACTAGAACTAGCTAAAGCAACATTCTTTTCTGACATTGAATATCTTTGGCCTAAGTGGGAGTTTAGAGTTACTAAGTGGGAGGCTCAGGCGTCACCCATGAAGTATGAGGGAATTAAGAATCGCCCATGGGTAACCATTGGCTACTTTGTTTCTCTTTCGGTAGCAAGAAACTTTAAGTCTGTACAGTTCCCTAATGTTGGGACAATCATTTTTGACGAGTTCATTATTGAAAAGGGTGGTCAATACCTCCCCGCTGAACCTACAAAACTGGTGAACTTCTACAACACTGTTTCACGATACCGCCCTTCGGTTAGAGTGCTGATGCTTGCCAATGCGGTTGAAATTACAAACCCATACTTTATCCATTATAAAGTTCGCCCAAATGAGTCTGACGACAACAACTTTATATTTATGGTTAAGAAGTCAAATGGTGTTTACTACATGCTTTGGCATTTCCCTGAATCTAAAGAGTTTGAGGCTGAGGTAGACGCCACTGAATTTGGATTCTTCATTCGTCAGACCGACCCCACATATGCCGACTATGCTGTTAGCAACATATTTAGCGATAATCACGACAGCATGATTGGGCATAAGACCACTACTGCAACCTACATTTACACTCTGGAATCGCGTAGTGGCATATTTAGTGTTTGGTATGATGCCAAGCAAGACAAGTTCTATTGTCAAGAAAAACGTCCAGCTGGTGATGAAGATTTTGTCACCTTGGTAGATGAATGGATGAGTGAAGGAAAACGTTTGGCAAGATTTACAGACAAAACAATGGGAATGTTGCGCTCGGCATATAGTCATGATAGAATGAGATTTGACCGGCCAGCCACCAGAAATGCTTTTGTAGAAGTATTTAAACGGTAAATAGAAAGATAACTTAATATGAGCGAAACTCTGTGGGTCGCGGTAATTGGTGGAGGGTCACTTATATTGAGTGGCGTAACTGCGAGCCTATTGGGATTCGTGTTTAGCAGACTCGGCAAAATTCGTAAAGACACAAAAGCCACAAGCCACCACATCGTTAATGATCACGGGAACAAAAACTTTCGTGAAGAAAACGATGGTAGACATGCTGAAACACTACAGTTGTTCAGCACTGTTAACCAAACACTAATTCGCATTGAAGATATGAATGCCGCACTTCTTACCGGCTGGTGGGAAAATCGCGAACGTATTGAAGATATAGAAGACACTCTTGGAGGAAGAAGATAATGAATTCTGTTGATGTACCTGACGATATGACTCGGGAAGAGTATCGTGAAAGTGTCAGCAAAACTCCTCAGCCTAAGGTTGTTGCGGCAACTATTGGTGCTGGTGTGGGTTCAGCCATTGGAGAGATTATCACATGGGTTGTTGAGGCATCTGCACGCATTGATATTCCTGATAATGTTGAGTTGGCTATCGGTGTAGTGCTGACTGCTGGCCTTGCATTCCTTGCTGGCTACTTTAAGAAGAATTAGTAACATGCGACGCAAAATCGGGCAGCCGCGTTTTATTGATCCTTCACTTGTTGAAATTGGTGACGAGATTTCTGTTCAGCTTAAGGAGGATCACGGCATCACTACAACACTTCTCGGCGTAGTTGCTAAGCGGCTAGATGTTGGCACAACTAGATATCTCATTACCAAGGAGAATTCAACCATTCTTGCATGGGACGTAAAGCGAACTAGGGGAGTTAAGGTCACGCTAATTGCAAGAGAAGAACCGGAACAATCGTCAATGTTCAATCTACCCGACGAAATTATCGAACTAGGAAAGAGGATTGCATAATGACTACTGCGCTTAAGAATCATCCCGGAA